TTAATTGCGAATTGTGGTATAATAGATATTATATTATGGAGGTTACAAACCTATGGCTGTGAATACTGCAAAGCGTCGTGCAAAGAACCAAGCAATTCTGTTGTCACAAAAGAAATTCGAACCAACAATCGACCAGCTGGACTTTACGACCAGTCTGAGTCGTGCGTTGGGTTACTATTCTGTCAACACTGGTGCAAAAGAACAGAAGCTGTTTACGATTGAGTTCTTCTCAAAGAAAGAACCCAAGATTGCTAAACAACTCAAGAAACTCCCTGACCATCGATTCAGTACATTTGGGTCACTCTGTCGTTTGATGTCGAATGAACAGACCACTATCAAGCAGTTGACTGAGTTTAGTCCATTCTTTGCTAGCAGACTCAAAGAAATGCTGGAAGATGCAAAGAAAATCCAAGAGCAAGTCGAAGTGGTTAAACCAGTCACCAATGTCATAAGCATTCAGGAACGAATGGAAGAGAAAGCACATGACCTTGCTGGCGAAATCGATGGAGCAATAGATGAGTTCATTCTCACGAAGGGTAAGGGTACGCAATTCTCAGCGAAGAATTATCTTCTATCAAATGAAGTGGCAGCACCAATTGCAAAACGAATCGGAGAGTTCTATGTTGGACAACTGGAAGAAATTCGTGAAGCCATCCAAGGAAATGACGAACAACTCAATGAAGGATATTCATTCCTCAACAAACGAGAACTGAAGAAGTTTGCAGAGTTCTTAGAAAGCATTATCAACGACTGCAATCAACAGGTGCAAACTGCTAAGGCTAATCGTGCTCCACGAAAGCGTAAGCCACAACCACCCAGCAAGATTGTATCCAAGATGAAATTTATGAAGGACTTTGCTGAGTTCAATCTCAAGTCCATCAAACCAGAGACCATTGTTGGATCTTCTGAAGTATGGGTATACAACACGAAGTATCGTAAGGTAACTGTTTACAAAGCAATCAACGATGTGCTGACAGTTAAAGGTACGACTCTGATTGGGTTTGATATCAAAGAGTCGCAGACAATGATGTTGCGTAAGCCAGCAGAGTTCTTTAAGGGATTGACTATTGGCAAACGACCACTGAATGCTGCATTCAAGAAACTAACAACGAAACCTTCTACACCGAATGGTCGCATCAATGAAGAGTGCATCATTCTCGGAGCATTTTGATGGAGTTTACTTATATCGAAGATGGTATTGATGCCATCGTTATTGATAACTTCTATTCAGAGAATCAATTAAAAGAAATAATGATTGAGTTGAAGTGGTTAACTAAAAAAGATATTTTACTTGGTCCTGAGCAGTTACATACTGCTGAGACTATAACTGGTGGTTATGCTGCTAAAAAGAATGGTGTTTTCTTAGAAACTGTTTTTGCAAACTGGCAACATTCAGCATTAATTAAACACGCAATGGCAAACTTCACAAAAGAAGATGTAAAAAAAACAATTCAGGAATATAATAGTTTATACAGATTGATCTATTCATGTGATACAAGAGCACATCTATTATCATATTACGAAAATGGGGGTTTTTATGCTGGTCATTCTGATGCAACTGTATTTACAATTTTGAATTGGTTTAGTACATTACCACAACAGTTTACTGGTGGAAATATGACTTTATTCTCTTCAAATTCGTCGGCTGTTGCAGATATTGAATTTAAAAACAATAGGGTATTAATTATTCCTGGATGTGCAGTACATGAAGTTAAAGAGATTAAATCTAATGTAGAAGAATACAGTGGAGATGGTAGATATTGTAATGCTATATTTTTAACCATGCGTGCTGATCCTCCAAAAAAGAAAGATAGAAATGATTCTAATTGATTATTCCCAAGTTGCATTAGCAGCAATCCTTACTTTCCAGCGAGAGTTGAAGGGTTCAGAGTCTGAGGTTAAAAATCTCATTCGTCATGTTACATTGTCCACTATTAAGTCATACAAGAAAAAGTATGGCAAAGAATATGGAGAGATTGTAATCTGCTGCGATGGTCGTAAGTACTGGCGCAAGGAATTCTTTGCTAACTACAAAGGTATGCGCAAGAGCAACAGAGAGAAATCTGATCTTGATTGGGGACTAATCTTTGATACACTCAATGAGATGCGTCAAGATATCGCACAACACTTTCCTTGGAAGGTAATGCACATCGATCGTGCTGAGGCAGATGACATCATTGCTGTGTTGACAAAGTACTTGCAAGAAAATGAATTGATACAACAGGGATTGATTGAAGAACCACAGAAGATTCTTATTCTGTCTTCTGATAAAGACTTCAAACAGTTGCAATTGTATGATACTGTTAAGCAATGGTCGCCCATGCAGAAGAAGTATGTTACTGCAACTCAACGAGAAATCATTGAGTATAAGATTGAGCACATTGTCAAAGGTGATGCTGGTGATGGAGTTCCAAACATTCTGAGTAAAGACGATGTGTTTATGAATGCTGAACGACAGAAACCAGTCAGTGCAAAAAGACTACAAGAATTTTTTGATAATGGATTTAATGCATGCAGGAATGACGAAGAGAGACGCAATTGGCATCGTAACTCTACGCTGGTAGACTTCCAGCACATTCCAGAAGATGTTTCTAAAATGATTCTGGATTCGTACATAAGTAATAAGCCAACTGGCGATAAGATGACTGTTATGAATTACTTAATGGAAAATCGATGCCGACTATTGTTAGATGAACTAGAGGATTTTTAATGAGAAAATATGTAACCCAAATGTTGGAAGCAGTCAATGCAGATCCAAAATCAATCCAGCAGTATAAAGATGATGCAGCACTAAAGTTAATCTTTGAGTATGCATTTGATCCTGCGAAGAAGATGATTCTTCCAGAGGGAGAGCCACCATTTAAGCCTAGTGCTGAACCGATGGGTATGACACCAACAAATCTATTCAGTGAACTGCGTCGTATGTATGTGTTCTGTCGAGCAGATCTAAAACCATTGAAGCGAGAAAGTCTTTTTATCTCTCTGCTTGAAGGTGTTCATCCAGACGAAGCAAAGATGTTAATTGCTGTAAAAGATCAGAAGCTGACTAAACTGTATCCAAAGATTACACATAAGTTGGTTGCTGATGCTGGAATTGTTCCAGCACCTGTGAAGAAAGAAAAATCCGTTTAATAATTTTGGAGATATATTATGCCCAATTGGTGTTCAAATAGTTTAACAATCACTCACGAAGATTCTGCGAAGGTCGATGCACTCGAAGCAGAGTTGAAGAAAGGTGATGATGCCCAAGTATTCAATCACATTGTTCCTCGTCCTCTTGAAGAAGAAGAGAATTGGTATAGCTGGAATGTCAACAATTGGGGAACCAAGTGGGACATAACACCATACAGTTGGGAACGAGATGGCAATACCATCACAATGGATTTTGATACTGCTTGGAGTCCACCTACCACGCTATATGAAAATATGGTAGAAGATGGATGGGAAGTCCGTGCATTGTATCATGAACCTGGAATGGTATTCATTGGAAGTTATGAAGATGGATATGATGAATACTATGAGTATGATATCACTGACAGAGAGTCAATCGAAAATCTACCAGAACATTTAATTGATTATGGTAATCTCATGGAAGAACATGAGAATTGGATAGAAGAAAACAAAGATGAAACAGAAATGGATTGATGCATTTATGGACACTGCGGAGAGATTCGCACAGTTGTCCAGTGCAGTGAGATTACAAGTTGGTGCTGTTGTTGTCAAAGACAATCGCATCATCTCAATTGGATATAATGGAACTCCTGCAGGTTGGGATAATCGTTGTGAAGATATCGTCCAGTTGTCTGATGACACTCTTGTGACAAAAACTAAACCAGAGGTGATTCATGCGGAAGCGAATGCGATCAGTAAACTCGCAAGAGATGGCGAAGCTGGCGCTGGTGCTAGCATGTTTTGCACTCATGCTCCATGCGTTGATTGTGCCAAGTTGATTTATGGAGCAGGGATACAGAAAGTCTATTATCGGGACTCGTACAGAGACGACAATGGGCTATCCTTCCTGCAAGCCTGCAATATAGAGGTCCAAAAAGTGCTTGACATTAATTCATAAATACTGTATAATAGACTTATGAAAAATTGGAAAGGGTTACAAATGAACAAGATCTCATCTATCATTATTGCATCTTTGGTCGCATCTTGCAGTTATGCTCCAGCAGCACTTGCTTGGGGTGCACGAGAGCAAGGTATCCTTACTGGAGTTGCAGGTCTTTGGGTGTATCAGCAGTTGGCTAAACCACCTGTTGCAGTTTACCAACAACCAGTTCCAGTTTATGTTCCACAACCACAAACTGTGTATGTGTATCCCACTCAAGCACCAGTGATTCAGTTTCCAAATACTGTTTGCGAATTGCGCAGTGAATATGTAAATGGTCAAGTTGTTACTGGTAATTTTTGTTATCAGCGTTAATTTTTCCTATATAATTAACAGCCCTACGAAATGTAAGGTTATTAAAAGTAAGTTTGACTTTAATCCGAAAGAAGAATAGAATTCTACCATGAACTCGAAAATGATATCCTCGTTAAGCAGAAAGCATCTACCGCTAGTTAATAGTGGTTGGACATGCTCACGCCCACAGTATACA